CAAAAATCATTTCACAAATCCAAACTACGACTTCTTTAAGTACGGTGCGAAGACTCGCGCCAGTATAACGTCTTTCAACAAACGTAAAGATAAATATTGGTTTGAGAAAAGTTCAAGAAAATATAACGATAAAGAAGTTGTAGACTTTTTAGTATCAAACTTTGTATCCGCAGACAACCCACAGAACTTATGGATTGGAGAAATTATAAATTCTGGAGAAAGGACCTACGCAGATTGGATGCGGAGACAGCAGAGTTTAACTTACTTGTTCAAAGAACAATCAACGGAATTGTTCTCAGAGAACGAATTAGAAACTGCGTTCAACTGTTCCAAAGGACACCCAATAGTTCTCAAAAGGTTTCTAAGCGGGAAATTATCGCCAGAAACATTCGTAATTTACGACAAAATATTTTCAATCGTCAAAGATTTTGATAAGAAACTTCTAGACCCAGTGTGGGAAACCGTCAGTTTAAAAATTAAGAAGTATAATCCGTTTCTAAATATTGACGTATTCCAGTTTAAAAAGATTTTACGGGAAATTATAAATGAGTAGCTTTTTCGACTCTGATATTATTCAAGAAGAACTGAAAGAAATTAATAAGTTGCAAGAGGAGATATACGGAAGTATTCTCACTTTTGGTATGATGGACCGTGAAACAAAACTGGAACACATTGAAAAACTACAAGTGCTCCTTGAAAAGCAGCGTGTAATGTATACACGTTTGTCTCTTTCAGATGACCCAGAAGCGGTTGAGATGAAAGAGAATCTTCGTAAGTCAGTCGCCCTGATGGGATTCCCACCAGAAACTGATATGAGTATCTTGTTCAGCAGTATGGACAAAACAATCGAATCTCTCAAGCAATACGTTGACCGCTGAGAGCATCTTTGCTATAATATCTAAGTAAATCCCCCGAATCCAAACTATCCGAGGTAATCCAAATGTCTTTTGCTGACCTTAAGAAGCAATCTAAATTGGGCTCTCTGACCGCCAAACTGGTCAAAGAAGTTGAAAAAATGAATACTGGTAGCGGTTCTAGTGATGACCGTGTATGGAAACTGGATGTAGATAAGAGCGGCAATGGTTATGCCGTGATCCGTTTCCTCCCTGCTCCGAACGGTGAGGACCTTCCGTTCGTGAAACTCTACAGTCACGCATTTCAAGGTCCTGGTGGTTGGTACATTGAGAACTCTCTGACTACTCTGGGTCAGAAGGATCCTGTGTCGGAACTGAACTCCGAACTGTGGAATAATGGCACTGATGCTGGTAAGGAACTGGCACGTAAGCAGAAGCGTAAACTGACTTATGTTTCGAACATCTATGTTGTGAAGGATCCTGCCAACCCTGCCAACGAAGGTAAAGTCTTCCTGTTCAAGTATGGTAAGAAAATCTTCGACAAACTGACTGCAGCAATGCAACCTGAGTTTGAAGATGAGGAAGCGATTGATCCGTTTGACTTTTGGCAAGGTGCTAATTTCAAACTGAAGGCAAAGAATGTCGCTGGTTATCGCAACTATGATTCTAGTGAGTTTGCTGCCTCTGCTCCTCTGCTGGACGATGATGACGCAATGGAAGCAGTCTGGAAGAAGCAGTATTCCCTTGCTGAAATTGTTGCTGCTGATCAGTTCAAGACCTATGATGAACTGAAGAAGCGTCTTGACTATGTGCTTGGCACCAAAGGCACTCCTCGCTATCAAGACCCTGAAGATCTGGATGAGGATAACACCCGTGGTCCTGTGAAGGAACTGGATGATGATCTTCGCAGTGAACTCAATAATCTTCAACCGACCCGCCGTGCTGCTGCGGTTGAGGAAGACGAGGATGACGATGCCCTGTCCTACTTTGCCCGTCTTGCCGAAGAGTGAAGTCTGATTACACCATTGATCGTGTAAGTAAGTCCGAAGCCGCAGAATTGCTTCTGCGGTTTCATTATCTTAAGGACTTTTCGAAAACTTTTAAATCTGGGTATAATTATGGTCTTTATAAGACTAATGACTTTTGCCCATTAAATATCGGCGGTATTCGGGGAGTCTGTATTTTTACTGGACTCCCTGTACCTGAAATTGCTAAAGGAGCATTTGGATTAGAACGAAATGAACAACAAGGACTCTTTGAACTCTCAAGACTTTGCATCGAACCTAACACGCAGTCATGCGAATATAACATCACTTCTTGGTTTGTGTCACGAGCGATTAGACAACTTCGGAAAGATACTGAAGTTAAAGCAATCATTTCTTATGCTGATTCAGATTACCATTCTGGTACAATTTATCGTGCTTGTAATTTTAAATATGCAGGTCTCACAGACCCTAAAAAAGATTTCTATTATTCAGACGGAACTAAACACTCTCGTGGAAAAATAAAAGGTGCTGCAGGAGAATGGAAAGACCGCTCCCGCAAGCACCGATATGTGATGATTTTTGATAAGAATCTAGAACTCTTATGGCGCTAATGCACTAGTGTTTTCTGTTTTAATCAGTTTATCATTTACATATTGTGATGATTTGTCATAGGTCATTGCCTTTCTTGTATCATTCAACACTTGCTGTAAATAAATTGGTTTGAGGACGTATATTCCTCTTTTTTCATTATTTTTAAGAACTTCATACTCATAGTTAGAAACCCCAATAACTGGATTTGCAATGTTAATGATATTTGTTCCTAAAGTTGACTCATTTGTATAAAGTTTTCCACCATCGTAGTATGAAATTTTAAAGTCCGCGTCTACGATTCTTCCTGCGGGAAGAATTAAACGATTTTGAGAATCTTTGACTTCTGTTGTTTCATAATGGTGTACTGCATTGATTTTATCTCCATAAACTTCTTCTGAGTAATCATAAACTTGTTTGTCAGAAAGTGGCCATTGATCTCTAATTCTAGTAATACCTGCGGATACTAGAACTACCCAATCATATTGAACACTTCCATAAAGTTCTTCTGCAACAAGTTCTGGTCTAGAACCATCTGGAATTTGATATTTGTCAAAAACAGTAAATACATTTTGCAAATCATCACGAAGTTTAACTTTACGGAAAAGATTTTTAGCTACGAGATATTGATCAGATGATCTTACATCCGATAAGAATGATTGATACTCTATATTTGGAAGTTCTCTAAAGTAAGTCATTAGTATCCAACTCCATCTGTTTTATCGTAGTCTGTATCATAAATTGGAGTAAGTTCTTGGAATGATAATCCTAATTGCATATGAACTGGTGTTCCATCAGCATATGTTGCATAGGTATTAGATCCATTAAATGTAAAACTTAAATCTGTAAGAGCACAAATTTTAAATCTGTTTAAATATGGGTGAGGTTTTGCACCACTCATATATTCAATCTTAAAAACATTTGGTGCCTTTAAAAATAAACCTGCAGCAGCTCCACTACTTGCTCCTTTCTTTGCAGACATTTGTTTTTTAAAGAAACGAACTATTTTTTTAATTTGTTCTCCTTCTTGTTGAGATCTTGGTGTCATTTCAAATGCAAATTGGAATGCTCCACGCATTTTTACACCTCTAAACAAGAGTTCGGTGTTTTCATTAAAAACAGCACCCGTTCGTCTTGCTAAAAGATTTGCACCTTGGTCTTGCCCCAATACTTGTTGTATAGCTTTAGATATAAAAGCAGTTTGAACTGCTTTTTGCCCTATTCCAGTTTGTGCAGCATTTGCAAGATTATTTAATTGTGTGACAGCTTCTGCAAGTCCTTGAGCTGGACTTCCTGCAACAGTTGCTTCACCAATTTGTGCGAGTCCTGCAGCAAGAGGACCAAAATTACTCGCTTCCCAATTCGTGCTATTGACAGTTGGTGGAAGATTATCTGGAATTGGTAGTATGATAGTTCCTTGTATTGATTGTGGATTTATAGAGCTATAGGTATCGTCTGAGCTTGGCAAATTAAAATTACCATCTGTGCCAAAATTATCATTAATTCCAGGCGCTTGATATTTTACACAAGTTATTTTCAAATAATCTTGATTATCAAGTAGCATTTTTAACGGATATCTTAGCGTATCTGCCATTTACGTTTTTTAATTATTTAGTTCTAATATTCCCAAAAGGCAATCTTCTTAGATCTTCAATTTCATTTTTATAAACTTCATACATTCCTCCCGCTACTTCATCCCAAGTATATTGTCTAACCTCTCCCCAATGATAATTTAAACCTTTAAATCCCCACTTATAAACGTCTGTTACTGCTACAAGGGGATTTTGATCATATCTCATATTTGGAGTTTTGGCATTATAAACAAAAATATAAAACTTACCAGCGACTGGGGGGGATTTGGTTTCTGGGATAATATTCATCAATTCAATCATTAGATCATCGGCACTTTCTATTCCAATTAAATTCTTTACGAGATTGGAAATACGATTATAATCTTTACTTCTTTGTTGGAGTGTCTTTCTTGGCATTATTTGATACCGAGTTCGTTTTCTGTGATGACTTTAAACTCATATCCACGATCAGCGCACCATTCTCTTGCTGCTTCCCATTTTGATTGATTTTTGGCATATTCATAAACTTCACTAATATATTTTTTTGTCTGTCTTTGAGGTTTTGTTGGAGGAACTGTTTGTCTTTGTGGTTTAATTTCAATTAGATATTTTTTAATTGAACCAGTCGCTTCTTGAACTTTGATGTAAAAGTCAGGAAAATATCTATGTGCTTTGCCATCAATGGGTGATTTATACCAAACAAATACTTCTTCACTCCCCCATTCTAATATTCTTTCATTTGTATCACAATAGACCATAAATCTACGTTCCCAAAGTGATCTATAAATGATATTTGTTGGATCTCCTTTATACTTTTTTGGGTATGATGGTTTATATTTTCCTTTATAAGACATCTAAATACTTATACTATAAGACTCATATAAGGTATTTAGAGTGGCAGTAAGTCCCCGTAGAATATCGGATATCAAACCAATCTTAACAAATCTAGCGCAAACTTCTCATTATGAAGTTCAGTTTGGTTCGCTTCCAGATAAATTAAGCGGTTATCTTTTAAAAAAAGGTATTGATAGTAGTTTTATATACAATAATGCAGGACTTCTTTGTTATAGTGCATCTTTACCAACAACTAATTTAGCTTCAAATGAAGTGTCAAACTTCATGGGCATTCGAGAAAAATTTGTCCATACGAGACAATATGATGATATAACACTCGAATTTTACGTTGATAAAAACTATAAGATGCTTTTATTTTTAGAAACTTGGATGGAATATATTGCAAGTGGATCGTTTGTTCATGATGATCCAAGCAATACTCCAGTTATCAATCAAAATCAGGAAGGTTATTTTATCAGGATGCAATACCCTGATAATTATAAAGCAAATTCTGTTAAAATTGTCAAATTTGATCGAGATTATCAAAAAGAAATTGAATATAATTTTCGTGGATTTTATCCAAAAAATATTGGTTCTCTGCAAGTCAGTTATTTAAACTCTGATACATTAAAAGTATCGACAACATTTTCTTATGATCGTTATATTGCAGGAAAAACAAGCACATTTAGTCAGTCAGTCCTTGGTGATAGCAATAATCAAAATCCTACTCAAAGTCAAACAGATCAACAAAATATTTCATCTGCAGATGATGTTTTCCAAAATGCTAAATTTGGGGTGGATAATACTACCGAATTACAAGCGTCGGCAACTTCATTGTCTCAAAATCCATTAGGTTCTCAAGCAAACTCCGAATCTCTATTCTAAATAATTTTACTGAAGTTCTATAGGTCATTATGCCTTTACCAAAAATTTCTACTCCAACATATGAGTTGGAAGTCCCTTCATTAAAAAAAGTCGTTAAGTATCGCCCATTTTTAGTTAAAGAAGAAAAAATTCTGATTCTTGCGATGGAGAGCGAGGATCCAAAGCAAATTGCTGAAGCAGTTAAAACAGTAATTACAAATTGTATTATTACACGTGGTATTAAAGTTGATGATTTAGCGACGTTTGATATTGAGTATTTGTTTTTGAATATTCGTGGTAAATCAGTTGGAGAAAATGTCGATATTTTAATTACATGTCCAGATGATGAGAAGACGCAAGTTCCAATGAGCGTTAATCTTGATGAAATCAAAGTAAATTTTAGAGAAGATCACTCTAGAGATATTAAACTTGATGATACTTTAACTTTGAGAATGAGATATCCATCAATGCAGGAGTTTATTAAAAATAATTTTACTGCTGGTAGTGAAATTTCTGTTGATGATACTTTTGATATGATTTGTTCTTGTATCGAACAAATTTATAGTGAAGAAGAATCGTGGGCAGCATCTGACTCGACAAAAAAAGAGTTGAAAGATTTTCTTGAGCAACTAACATCCCATCAATTTAAAGAAATTGAAAAATTCTTTGAAACGATGCCTAAACTTTCTCATGTACTTACGGTTAAAAACCCAAATACTGGAGTAGAAAGTGAAGTTGTTCTGGAGGGACT